TCCCAAATGCGCCACCACTCACGCTTCAGGATTGCACCTTCATCGGCCGTGGGCCGTTGTTGGTACATCGCGTTCCATTTCTGCACCGACATCGATGCACGGACCGCGCGGAGCTCGTCAAGTTCCCAGAAGCTAGGCCAAAGGGCTCTTTCGTTCTCCTCACCTTCATCAAAAACAGCAGGAAACTCGATAACCTCCCATTGGTCCGCATTCGAGTTAGATTGTGATTTCAGCAATCGGGCCGTTAGGTCCTTCGTTCCCCACCTTGTCATCACAATAACAATTGCACCGCCCGGCTGCAATCGAGTTCTAGGCCCAGAGGTGTACCAGTCCCAAGCGTTGTCCAGAGCTAAAACCGAGGCCGCGTCTTGCTCCGAGTGCGGGTCATCGATGATCAACATATCCGCACCACGGCCCGTCATCGCGCCGCCTACACCTACAGCAAAGTACTCCCCACCACTGTTCGTGTCCCACCTTCCGGCGGCTTTACTGTCAGCCTTCAAGGCAACCTCAGGGAATACTTCCTTGTATTTATCCAGATCCATCAAGTTACGCACCTTACGGCCAAAGCGTACAGCGAGCTCGCCGGTGTGTGTCGCTTGAATGATCTTGGTGCTTGGCTTACGGCCCATGATGTAGGCAGGCAGCAGATACGACGCGAATTCTGATTTGGTGTGTCGAGGCGGCATGTTCACGATCAAGCGCTTCAGGGTTCCTTTGGCTATTCGATCAAAGGCGTCGGCCATAATCTTATGGTGGCTGCTTAGTATCGCCTCGGGCCAGACGTATTGAGAAAAACCGATAAACGTGTCCTTAGCCCGTTCTTGGCCCTCTAGCAGGGCTAGTCGGAGTTCTAGTTTTAATCGTTCGGCTTCGACATCTTGCTGCATACGAATTCCCATTTAGTAAAATTTTGCTAAAAATTTATGGCCCTTTTGATTTTAAAAAACAAGGGGGTGGGTTGGCTAGGTGGTTCCACGTGAAACATAGTCCATTTTTGTTTTGGGCCAAATTAATTGTGTAAAAACTGGCATACACCCCGCATCGTCGCGAGGGGGTGGGGGGCGGCCCCGCCAGATGCGAATCATTCTCATCTACCTCCAGAATCGGCCAAAAGGGACCCGCTATTTCCGGTAATATCAATTACCGGAAATAGTGAATCGTTTAAAATCAAGCACTTAGCTATTTCCATGCACCTCGGCCCCCGCCAAACACTACATCTTGTGGTTGCCCCGATTCGGGCACCTCGGGCCATGGTCCACGGGCCTTGCCAAATTTGGTCAATTTTCGATCAATTTGCATGCGTCACGGCCCCTCGAGGGAATTCCCTCTCACGCGGGGGCTCTGACCGCCCGCCTCTCCTTTCCCAGTTCCCGCTATTGGACGATATGCCGCATGTGGTAGGTAGATAAAGGTCTCGGTTAATCGCGCTCACAGCGGCTCTTTGGGCCATATACGGGCACCTATTGTTATCTGTCGACCTAATTCGGTCCAATCAACTGCATTCAGGGCCCACTGGGCCACCGGAGGTGTGTCTACGCCCCTCTCGTATAGCTCCTGCGCCTGCGTGCCATGGTACAGCAGCAGGCGTGTCTCAGAGGCCTTGGTCGTCCCCTTCGGATGCCACTGCACCAGAATGTAAGTCGGCATCCCCATCGACCCGTGCTTCAGGGCGAAGGCTATCTGGTGAGGGCTCAGGCGTACCTTCTTCCCGCTCTTCACCACCTTGAGCTCCAACATCGAGTAGATCGGCGGCGTCGCTATCAGGCAGTCCGGTATCCCGAGGTTCACCCGGTTCTCCAGAGGCACTACCAAAGCGCCGGGCAATTTCTTCCTTACGTTTCTGTATAGCGCTGACTCTGGACCGCTCGACATCGCGCATCTCCTCGATGATTGTCTTGGCCGGTGGCGTCTCCTCCACCTCTTCGGTTTCGATCTCTTCAGGCTCGATGTCGATCAGTGTCTGCGGTGGTGCACCATACAATGCTTTGATCTCTTCAAGCTTGCGCCTGACCTCGTCCTTACTCATCGAGTCGATGGTGCCAACACGGATTTCCTTGCGGTCTACGTAGATCGTTCCAAGCGCTTGGCCGCGCCGGTATTCAGCGGAGACTGCCGCACCGAAGTTGCCTGCCTCGAGGGCTTGGTCACGGATACGCTGCAGGTCTCGCATATGCCTGTCGAAATTCGTGCCGTACTTCTCAGCGAGCTCGGCCCTGTACTCTTGGATAGCGGCGACGACGTGCGGTTTCTTTTTTGGGTTGGTCAGCTCCGAGCCTATCGCGCTTGCCGATTCCTTCGGATAGCCTGCGCGTATCGCTGCCTCGGTCAGAGTGATGTGGCCGTCGTTCGATATGAGTTCTTGAATGAACGTCCATTGTTGAGCGCTGACAATATGCTTTTGGTTCTTCAGCGGGGCGACCGGCTCATTCAGCCGGGCTTCGAGTTTCGCTCGAGTACTGGGCCTCAGCGGTGAGGCGTTCAAGATATCTCTGCGATGCTTACCTTCTTTGCTGCTCTTGCTCATGCAGTCCTCCTACAGGTCCAGACGGGGCCTTCCGATTGCGTGACAGTGAAGCGCCTGCCTGCGCCATTACGGGATTTGTAGAACGTCGACAAAGCGCTGTTGATACGCTTGGCGTCCTCTTTCGAATGGACCACAAAGTAATCGCCGAGGATCATCGCTTTGAATGGGTAACGAGTGCGGCCTTGGCTGCCGTTGCAGGAGTGCAGGGTGTGCTGCCGGGGAGTAATGCCTGTGAGTGTCATCGTAACCTCGCCAGTGGAAAAAACGGTATTGTATCGACAGGCTGCTAATCTGTCTATTTTCAGGCGTTTCTATAGTACCGTAATCTCACAAAAAATAAGTTTTTTTTCTAAAAAATGAGTCGCGCGCGCACCCCGTATAATTGGTAAAAAGGTTACACCGTTACACCTATAATATTTAGACGTAACCTTTGACGTATCCCTGTAGACCGCATAAACATTGATCGGTTACACCGGTTACGTCAAACGTACCGTATTTCATTAAAAATAAAATCAAACTCTTTTTTTCTCAAATTACGGTATTATAGAACCCGCTTGCATAGGCAGGTCCGTGGTCCATGGCCCATCCCTCTCAAAGCCCACACCACGTGGCCTCCAGAGCAATCCCACCCCCATTTCCCGTGGTCCACGCCACTCTTTCAATCTCACACGTTAAAGACCCCTCGTTCCTTTATCCACGGGGCCCACAGCGTAATAGACAAAACAAGGTTACACATGGTCACGTCAAAAAATAAAAAACCCCCCAAAAAGAGCATTTTTGAGAGGTTTTGGGTGTGTGCAGTAACGTGGTGCAACGACGTACGGGCGTAGTTTACAGCGTCTCCCCGCTGCTTAATTTCTTGATCAATGCCTCGAGCTTGATCTGCTCCATTTCGCGAGCGTGGCCTTGCTTGAAGTCCCTGTGGTCGTCTGTGAGGCGCCAGTAAGGGTTCTTGGCGAACCACTGGTTGATTTCATCGAGGCGCTGCTGCGCGTCCTGTAAGTCCTGTGTGGCGTCTTGCTCATGCATGGTGTGTCTCCTGTGTAGGTTTCCAAATTACGTTAAGTGTTCTGACTACTGCTTTGCATCTCTCGCAGAGGGTGTTGCCCTTGGTGGCCCTGATCCAGAGGTTGCAGGACTCGCAGGGTCTGCCGTTTTGTATCTTTTCTTTCTTCACGTTCAGGCTCCGAGGTTGGGGTGGGTTAAACGGCGAGGGCATCGCTGCCCCACTCGTCGCCAGTGCGGAAAACACGGTTGTCCTTGGTGACCCAAGCGGGTGCGAGCTCAGGCTTCTCGCACAGGCCGAGCTCCGTCTGAACCTTGGACCGTGAGCCGGTAGGAATGAACTTCCTGCCTGCGAGCTCTTGGTCGTCCTCATGGACCAACCAGACGGCGCCATACTGGCCGTTGATTACCTTGGCCTTGAGGCGCTGCTCGCCCTTGTAGAGGCCGTTAAACTCGCTCACGCCACCGGCACGGCAAATCTCTGCCTTGAGCTTGTAGTTAGAGGCCATGACACTAGACGCCCACTGAGAGAGGTAGCCGTCGGTGTCGCAGTTTTGGAATGAGTCGTACTCACGCTTGAGGCAATCGGCAGCCTGCTGCTCAAACTTCTCGGCGCGGGCTTCGGTGAAATCAGTAAAGTAAGTCATGTCGTTCTCCTGTATCGGCCCCGAAGGGCCGTGGTCCGTGATTAGGGGTTACGCGCTTCTTCGATCAGGCCCTCGGGGATAAAGCCGTCGCCCTGCAGGCGTGCTTCAGGGAAGCGTGCGGCGATGATCTTGATGCCCTCGAGGTACTTAGGGTAAGTCGAGAAGGACTCGGTAAAGAAGGACTCTGGAGCGCCTGAGCCGTAGAAGGAGGCGTCGAATGCTTCTGGGTCGGTGATGATGGCTACTGTGTATGACATGGTCGTTCTCCTGTATGGGGTTAGGATAGTGCAGCTTGATGTATTGCTCGGAGCTTGTTGCATCTGCCCCAGAACATTTTGCCGCCTGCCGTTATTCTAGAATCGTCCTTCCAGTGATCCTCGAGGTAATCGATATGAGCGCGGTTGTCCAAATCGCCAATAAACAGATTGAGAACATCCACGTCAACCAGTGTTGACGGTTTTACTTTTTTGGCTAGGACAGCATTCAGAAAATCGATGTATCGCTGACGCAGATTGCTCTCCTCGGATATGTTATCCACACACTCGATGAACTGATCGACTTCGGCATAAGCGTAGTCGTTGAGAGAAAACGTAATTCCGAATTTAACTTGAGCCATGTCATTCTCCTGTATGGGGTTGGCCCCCGTAGGGGCCGGTTGGGTTTAGAGGTAAGTTATTTTGATTGACTTAACAGGGGCAGCGTTGTCTCCCGTTCGGCTTGGAACGCCGGGCTTGGCGTTGATTGTAATGTACGAAGCCAAACCGCCACCTTGGGCGTTTCCATTTACCTCGATGTCGTAAATGTTAGCGTAGGCTTTTGCCGCACTAGCCTTGCGGACGATCACTTCAGAACCGTCATTCATGATTGCTACCATCTTGGCTTTACCATTTTTAAGCGTAGTAGCGTTGATTGCTGCGATGTTGTTGAAGTCTGTCATGTCTTTCTCCTGTATCCGGTCAGGGCCATTCCCTGACAACAACTGCAGTCTAATGCATGTCATCAGGGGCGTCAACTACTTTTTACTATTTATTCCTACTCTAGGTCCTCGCCTAGATATTCAAGTCCTTGGTCCACGTTCCCATCTTCAAAGCCCTCGACCTTGACCACCTCAGCAAGCCACTTGGCATTCTTTTTCAGGGCGTTGACTGAGATCGATTTGTAGCTGCCGTAGCGGTAACGCCGGACGCAGCTAGTATTGTGCCGCCATTGTCGCTCAGAGGCTCCTGTGTTGGGATCGTGAGCCACTATGACCATGTAGACAGCACCGGCAGGCATGCGGTAGGCGATCAGGGCGCGGTCCTCGATAGTCGCTAGGACTTCGCCATCTCTCCAAGCTTGGTTCGCCCAGAACTCTACCCGGCGACCGACTTCAGGCCGTGCCTGCTTGGCCTGCTTCTCTTGACGGTATTTCTCGATGGCGGCTTTGGCCTGAGCTTGGTACTCAGTGTAACCAGTGCCATCTTGCCAGTCAGACCAAACGGCGTAGAAGTGATCGGCACCGTCCCTGTAGTCAGGTCCGTGGAGAGCGCGCTGTTTCTCGCTGACCTCGATTCGGCCCTGCTGTCGGTAGAGGGGCTTGCTCACGTCCTCACCGAAAGCGAACAGGTGATATTTGCTGCTGTTGTAGTTGCACTGGATTTTTACGATTTCGACGTTCTCACCGAGCTCAGCGAAAAGCTTCTGTGCTTTCTTCTGGTAAGACTTAGGAGTTGAGTTCTCTGCACCGTGACGGTACTCAGCGTTGGCGATGATGTTTAGCATGTCTTTCTCCTGTATCCGGCCGGGGCCACCCCCCGACAACAACTACAGCTTAGTTGATCTAATCCTAGAAAACAATACTTTCGACCACTTTGTTTTACTTATTTATATTCTAATCAATTCAAGGACTTAGAGGCTAAGTACAAAAACATCTGCACTTTTTTTCATCCCCGGACAAAAACATGTGCACTTTTCTGCGCTACTCCCGTCTGGTTACGTCTGGTTACGTCTGGTCCCGTCCTACTGCCGTCCGACATAAGGTCCGTGGTCCTCGGCGCCTGCACCCTCTCGATAGAACAGGTGATCGCCTATGACGGCCGTAGGACGCATTGTAAGGGCCCAGTCAGGGCGAACGTAGTAGGCATGA